GAAAGCATAAAGCTGAACCCATGGATGCAAACTTCTCCAAGATCACGTTAGTGCCATCTGGTAGAGTAGCATGCATTGAGCGGCAATCCTCAAAGTACTCGAGGATCGCTGTTTTCCTGAATATACGCTGAACCAATCGGAAATGAACCCGATCGGAGGCTTCACTCAGGTCGATCGTTGCTAAACGACCGTCAATGCTTGCTTGGTGTGCGAGTTCCTGATTAGGGCGTTGGTCAGTAAATCTGACAGATCCCTTAGTCAGGCGATGTTCCTCCAATAGAGGCACGACATGCTGCATTACTGCTTGTTGCATGAACTGCATATGTGAAGGTTCAATCGCTATAACTCGAGGAGCCTTGAGGGTCTTGGGAACGAATACTACTCGGACGCCGGGTTCATCCCGGATTCCAAGGTATTCAATCCCACCTTCTTGGAACTCTCCTGAGGCGCCCTCGGCGGCCCACCCGTAATTAGGGTAGGCGTGGAGGTCACTTGGGAAGAGTAACTCAGACCTGTCAGGCCACTGCCGGATCCTATTTCGCGCGTTAGCGCTAAGACGATCCGCAGTGACACCAGGACCGTGACGACAAACAAGACCAGTGTAATCAAACTCAGGAAAAACCTGAGTCCATAAGATTCCACTGAGCTCGTCGAGGACATCGTCCTCTCGAATAATGTTCGACGTCGCACTTCTAAGTTCTCCCTCTGTTTTGAGATATCCCTTGATTGCCGCATCCAAACGCGGTTGCGAACAATCAATCTTTAGCTTTTTGTAGAAGCGACAGATCTGTCTGATAGCATAAATACTATCAACACAGGGTTCTCCTAACAGTTCACCTGACCTATCGAACACACTTCTGAAGAAACCTCCAAGCAAACGGGGGAGACTTCCATGCCTAGAAAAGTTACTTGGGCATGATAGAAGCCCCGACTCCAGACCGCGTTCTAGCGAATCTGAGAGAAGGGGGAGGGTTATCGTTAGAAACGATAACCCTTCGTGTTCAACACGACGCTGTATCTCTACAGCGTCGCGCTCTGTGGACAAGCCTAAGTGTCCTCCTAGCTCTGCTAGGAGGACCTTAAGGAGCATGGTTGGTCTTTTCACTGTTACCTCATTTCGATGGGGACAACAGGACCACTACATGTCAGGTCTGTCGCAAGACAAACGCGGTTAATACTCGCCAAGCATCAGCTTGGCGGAGTTCGCCGCCGTGGACCGCGTGACAAAGTCAGCGAGGTCCTTGACCAGCTGGATCAATTCCGCATCGGTGAACCCATTTCGGGGTTCATCGACCACAATGTATGCCGAGGCGCCTTTCTGGGCGTTCACGGCAGTGATCGGATCTGCTGCAATCTTATTCTGCGTGAAACGAATCTCACGACGGAATCGGGCTGCGGTAGTGTTCTGCTTAACGATTACCTTGTAATCGTTATAAGAGAACTCCGACGAGCCAACACCAAGCGACGTCTTCGCGAACGAAACGTCAGTGTTGTTGGCTTTTGCGGTAAGGGGATCAGCAAACATGTAGAGCTCCATCGTTTTAGTTGAGAAACCGACGTCTGAAATACGACGTTGGCGCCAGGGGTCTTCCCCAGCTACGCTAAAGCCTGGATAAACCAAGCTCACCGAGTATCTTCCACTGGTCGTCGTTCAGTTGTTCTTCGACCAGTTGAAGTCCAAAGGCATTACCGCGAATTCTGACTTTCCAGCCAGAGTAACTCTCGGTAATAGGAGCAATGTTGATTGTACTACCACCTGGACCATAGAGGGAGGCTTTCGCCGCCCACGTATCATGTCGATACCTATGAGCCATGCCATAAAAACGATCAGCATAGCATCGATCGGCCACACCGCTATCGAGGTTCTGTATACAGTCCCCCGCATTGGTAAACCAATCGATAAGCCAACTCCACGGTAAGGCATTCCAAACGTAGGCTGGTGTTACATCCAGCCCCATCAGTTTGCCATACATACGGGATTTCCAGAGAATGTCTCTAGGTCCCGCCGGTAGAAACCACACCCAACGTGCACTGGCCCAGTAGTCTGTTTTCCATTCTACTGAACGCGTATACGTGGGCACTCCCTTGTACAATTGCGTAACAAGGGTTGGCAATACCGCGTTGTAGGTTGTAAACGTCTCTGACGGATACGTACTATCAACGGTGGTGTGAATACGACTAGTCGTACGCACAGGCTTTCCTTCGTTCTTGATGAGCCACTGCAACTTCTTTTGCCACCGTACTTGCTCGCGAGCGAGCTTTCGGATGTCATTCAGAAGCGGTCGCCAACCGAAGTCCCAAGCTATTGGGAGGGACTTGATATGGCGCAGTGGTTCCAACAATTGCTTGTACATACCAGCTAGGTCCTTTAGTTCATAAAGGGCGTTTGCCAGGTCAATAGCAGGCTTTGTTGGTTTCATCTCATTATAAAGAGAAGGCATCATGGACTTGAGCGTGTTGATGGGATTATCTAAGTTCCAACTTAGAACATCAGCATACCCGGGCCCAGTTGCGACCATCGGTCCACGGTAAACGTGTTCCAATGGTCCAAATGCCCCTGTACTAACATTTTCGTGATGTTTGAGTATCTTCTGATACTTCATCACAAACGGACCACCAACGTTCTCTGCACTCTTCATTCGCTTTCGCCAATGAGGGTTATGCAAAGATAGTTGGACATCGGCCCGTTCCCAGGTAGTTTCTAGGGGTGAAACCCAGTCCCTACTCGGATCGGTGATGAACAGAAAGCTTCCGTCTAAGGAAGCTCGACGTTCCTTCACCATGTTAGTTCTCCTTATAGAACGAGTCTTTAGAAGAGGCTGCCACAGAGTGACGTGGGCGCCCGCGAGG